GTTGCAGTTCTGCAATTTCGCCAGCAACTCGGATCAACACGTCGGGATCGATTGATCTGCACATGTCAAAAAGATCTGCTTTTTTGAAGCAAGGGTCGCCATCAGCGTCGACTAGGTAATAAATCAATGAAAGCGCAAGCCCTTCGTCCATTTTGTCGCCGGTCAGCTTGGCTTGAATTTCCATTTTCTTTTTAACCGAGATTTGCGGGCGCACGTAAAACGTGCCGCCCCATTCTTCGATCGTCAGAGGTTTTGGATCGGCAGACAAGACACCATCATAATGCGCCCTCGCGGCGTCCATGATGCCCATTTACGCTGTGCCAGCAGTCAATGCGCCAGTGCCTTGAAAACTTAAACTTGCTTCAACAATGCCATCAAAAGAGGCTGTTCTGTTGTGACCAGTTACAAGAACATCTCCTTCGTAAGCTAAATCATCGGTAGCTGACGTGTCATTTGGTACAAAACTAATTGTTACTGTGTTGCCAGCTTGCAAGGCTACTTGCCCCGCAGTATCCGTAGGATCATAGAAAACTTCGCACGAGCCGGTCCAGCTTGTGATCGTTGCAACGTGAGTTGCTACCGATGATCCCATCGTTGTTGTTTCAGCAGTCGCTGCCGATGTTTCAATGCTAAATGACCGCAATTCTGCTATTGCCGCTGTGCCGATTTTTACCGATCCAGCATTGCCCTTAAATGTCGCCATGGTCTTCGTCCTCTACTTTTTGAACTTTTTTAGCCGGCTTTTTGGCCGGTGTTTGATTTGCTGGCTTATAGCCAGAATTTTGCATCGACTCGACCTGACTCGGGTGAACGTCGATCGTTACTTTGCCATCAGGCGATGTCATCAACATTTATCGATCCTCATAACGCCACGTCGGGCGCGTTGTTCGCAGTGCGGTATTGCACTGTGAAATTCATCGTTACAATTCCGATCGGCTGTTCGCCTTCGCCGGTCAACTGAATTTCTGTACTGGTTAAAAAACTATCTTTTGCCAGCGCATTTATTGTTGTGTCTGCCGCCATTGCGACCTCAACTTCCTTTGCAATTCCGTCCATCACGTCGTCAAGGTTGCTCGCAGTTTTTGCATAACCCTCGATCACTAAATTTAAATCCCGGTCTAGCTCTGGCTGCGCACCCATGACATCCGGCTCGCTTGATTCGCTGGTTGTGTAGACCAGCAGACCCGGCAAGTTGTTAGCGGCAAGAGGGTAAACGCGCGACTGGTAGACCTTGCTGCCGGTGGTTGCAAGTCCGGTCAACGTAGTCGCCACGCGCTCCCTAATTTGTCGTCTAACATGGTTCGCCATTACTGTGCCTCAAGCACTATTTCTGCAATTCCTGTGCCGTCAGGTCTTACTCCGACAACGTTATAATCTGCGCCATCAATCCCAATCACGTCGCCGTGTGACACCCCTGGCACTTTTGATATCTCCACCGTAATTACCGGCTGCGTCGTTTCGACGCCAATACCTCCAGCGTCCTCAAGATAAAACTCGTTGCGAAAAATAACGACAATCGCACTACTTGAGCCGCCGCTTGGTGTATAGGTTGCGGCGGTGCCGTGTTCACCCAGTTCAAAAAATTCGCCCAATTCTTCGAGAGCCATTGCTTTGCCTTACTTGCCTCGTTTTGTAATTTTGGGCGCATCTTCTCGACTCGTTACTTTTTTCGCTGACGCCTCAACTGGCACTGCTTTACCCATACGGATCAGCATGGTCGCGTCTTCGTCTGTGAGGTCGTATTCGCCTCCGGCTTTGCAGTCAAATCCACTTGCTACAACTCCGACTAAAACTTTTACTTTTGCCATCTTTTTGTTTCCTTTAGTGGTGGGGGATAGGCCCGCGACTAGCGCGGGCGAATCCTGAGTGCTTACCACTTTATTTATGCACCTTTTGCAAATGACTCGGCATGTCTAACGCCGATATCAACCATTGCGTGCAAGCCAAGCGTCAATTGCCCGGTCTGCGCGTTGCGCTCGGTGATTACCTCAATGGCCCCGAACTGAGCAATCATCAACTGGCTAAAGTCGCCGAGTAGGATCGTATTCGCAGACATGCTTGAGGTTGGGTTCACTGAGTAACCCATGATTGCGTTCTCTTCAGAAACAAACCGGCCAGAACCAGAGTCCTTGGTAGTTGTCTTCAAAGTTCCAGCAAGCGCGGGAGTTGTGACAAACGCCATGTTAGCGCCCATTGCATTGTCAGCAGCGATGGCTGATTCAATTGCAACGATTTCGGCAAACGTGGGAGCACCAGCAGAGCTGAATGAAACGCTACCAATTCCAGTTGTGCTCAAGATGCCAGTCGGCTGGTTGCTGCTTCCTGACCCAGCCAATGCAGCGGCGTCGATAGCGACGGCGATTGCCTGCGTGATGTCATCTTGAATAACAGCTTCGACCGAGGGGTCACTCTGAACCAAAAGATTGCGCGAGATTTGAACAAATGACGCGAGGTTTTTTGGAGTTAATGACACTGATGCGAACACTGGCTGACCTTCAGTCGGCGCGCCGTCCTCTGCAACCCAGTAGGTTGAAGTGCCAGTCGCCAACTTAGGAATGGCAACATTGCCTTGCAGGTTGCTCATTACTCGAGCACCAAGGCGAGTCGTTACCATCGCAGCGCGCAGTGCGTCGATGAACGATGCACCATCGTGGTCAGTTCCAACTAAAAAGCCGCCAGCGTTGTTGGTGCCAACTGTCAAATCACGTCGACCCCACTGCATGTCGGCAGGCATGTAAAAGCCGCCTTGTGATGCGTTGCCAGATCGCTGCCCAATGGTGTCGCTGATTTCTTTCTCAAGCCCAGCTTTTGACCAATCGCCTGATGCTGATGCAGAGATCGCTCGCAGCAAGCTATAGCTTTCTTTTTCACGCGCGCTGAGGTCAACATTCAAAGGGCTGGCAATTTCTGGCGCAGCTTCTGGCTTGCGCGCCAGCTCTTTTTTAGTTGCTTCAAACGCTTCGCGCTGGAAGTGATCAAGTGCAAAACCTTCGTTTAATGCTTTGTCGGCTAATTCGCGCAGATAAGGCGCATCTTTTGCCATTTCGTTGATAGTGCGCACTCGCACTTGCTCATCTTTCAAAGCAGCTTCGCGTGCTTCGTTCTTAACGACCTCGAGGTCGATCTTTTGCTCTTCCATTTCAGGAGTTTCCTTTTTTAAATTAATAACACGGGTTAGGTTTTCGCCTTGAACGGCGTCTGATCTCAACGTGGTAGCGCTAAGATCTGCGGGCGTAGATACAAGCGATATTTCATGGGGCGACCAACGGGTTGCCTCAAAAACACGCTCGCTGCGTTCTTCCATTTCGTCGATGACGTAACCGACGGAAACGCCGGACCTAATGCCATCAAGTACGTCTTGGTAAAACTCTTCGCCTCTTTCGCTTCTTGAAAATCGCACCGTGGCGATGCCACGACCGTCTTCAATTTTGGCGCTTTCGATGACGCCGATTTGATCGTTCAAGTCGTGATTAGCAAGCAACGCAGCTCGAGAATTTAAGCGCGTCAGGTCGACAGATCCGGGGGAGTGCGATAACACCTCAGTCCCGAACCATCTTTCGACCGGAGCTTCGCTTGAAAAGCTCAAGGTAAGTGTGCGAGCGTCTTCGTCGACGTTGGCCCGTTCAAAATTAAAATGCCGGTTTAGTGTTCCGGTCTTGATTTCATTCATTTGCATCGTCCTCCGTTTGCATCGGATTAACCGGGCCAAACTCAAGCCCAAATTCGGCCATCAATTCTTTCTCTTTAGCGCGCTGATCAAACACTTCCTCAAGGTCTTTGCCTTGGCTTGCCGCGATTGCTGATAGGGAAGTGACGCCCAGCTCATAAGCCATTTGATGACTTTGCAGCTCTTTTACTGGGTCAACCCATGACCAACCGCGAGGCACAAAAGTCGCGTCTGCGGCGGTGCTAGAAAGGCCCAGCCGGTTGCGGTTGAACTCAAGCCAAGCTGAAAAGATTGGCCTGATTAAGTGGCAGACATAGAATTGCTGCCACTTGCGCCAGTTGTCGCGTTCCTCGATTGTGCCGGCCCTGATAGAGCTAAAATTGACGCTTGTAAGGTCGCTCGAAAGCGCGTGATAGGTGACGTTTAAGCCAGTGGCAACGCCGCGCAAAACGCCGGCAACGTAGTCAGAATAAGCGCTGACCGGGTGATTGGGGTCGAGCATTGCCAGCTCAGTTCCAGCCGGCAGTTCCGTAAATCCAACGCCACCGATCGACGAGGGCAGGCCATAGCCTTCGGCGTTGTCTTCATCGTCCAGATAGTCGCCCGTTGGTGTCTTGTAGTAGCCAACCTTACTCGCTGCTATCTCGGCGGCACGCATTTCAGCTCGCTCGTATCGATTGAGCATTAACAGGTGAATCATTACCGGAGCAAGCCAAGTTGCGCCGCGTATCTGATTGGGGCGATCCGACTTGTAAATGTGAATAATGTCTTCGGCTAAAACGCGCTCGTATTGATTGATATTCGGCGACTTGGTTGGCATTCCGAAAATGCTTGGCACCTTGTTTGGTGGCATTTTCCAAAGGTAATAGGCGACCGGCTTGCCAGCTCGATCGAGTTCAATGCCTTGGATGATCGCATTGTTGCCATCGGTCGCTTCGCGGTTTAGTGCGTAATCAAGAAAATCAGCGTCGTATAGCGCTATTTTAAATTCAGATCCGCGCACAATCCGCACGATGACTTCGCCGTCTCGAGCAACTGAGCGAGCGACTAGGCGCTGAATATCTTCCCAATCAAGACGACCGTCGCGCGAACAGTTTTCGGCGTAGGTCCATCTTTTAAACTCTTGCTCAATAACCCGATTTACGCGCATATCCAGCTTGCCGCGATTGGTGCGCGCTTTGCTTTGCAGCTTGACGCCTTCGCCAATAATGTTGGTTTCGACGAGATTGAGGTATCGAGCGACGTAATCGTTGTTCTGCTCGAGGTCGCGGGCTCTAGCGCGCAACGCCTCACCTTGCGTGCGCAAGTCTTCGTTGATCGATTTGACTTCGCTGACCCAGTTTTGAACCACGTCAGGGCTTGCTGCGTCCCAGCGGCGCACATTGTTCATGATCTAATCCCGAATCTTTTGCGCGTCTTGGTGTTTATTTCGCCAGCGGTTTGGTCGCGCATACGCAACAACTCCGGGAGATCTACATAGGAAAAACTGCGACCAGCGATCGAATATGCACTCGCCGTTTTTGTAGTAAGGGTCAAAATAGCAGTCTCGAGGTTCTCGAGTCGCTGGCGCAGATTAGTGATCGGGTTGGTGGTTGCCTCGTCGCGGTTTGCAACTAGCAAGATCTCACCAGATCCGATGGTCAGTCGCTCGCTGTCTGAGTTGCGCGTGATATAAGCCTGATAGGTGTACCGACCCACGGTATAGGCAGCGGTTGTCGAGCTGGCGACTTCGACTATATATTCAAGTCCAGAAGCACTCGCCGTAATGGCGATCTCAGTTGCGCCAGAGCCTTGCAAGCGCAGCGCATATTTCAGCGTATAAGCTGAGTTCGCATAATCACTATTAAGGTCGGTGCGCTTCCACGCCCAGCGATCACCGGCAACCAATTGAGTTGGTTCCGAGGTCGGATAATTCGCAGAATCAAACGCATTTGTCATCGAGCTATGATCTCGATGTTTCTGTCAAATTTTTAGGGAAAAACTTTACAACTTTGCAAGATATTTGAGCGGAACAGTAAACCGTTTACTTTTCCGCTTTTAACGCTCGTTCAAGATTTGATATACCCGCTGGCGCGTTATCTTGAAACGTCCGCACAAATCATCGATGTTCCTACCGTTAAATTCCGATCTCAGTAGATCTCGATCTATCTTGGGTTTTTTAAGTATATAGACGGTATCACCGCCGGCTTGCTTGTGTAAGGCCTCGACGATTGCATCGCGCAGTTCGTTGGCCAACGATCGGTCGACTTTGCTGTGTAAAACCTCGGTAATAATGGCCTCGATCACAACCACGCGCCTTTTGGTTGCGCGTTAATGCTCCATTTCCGTCGTTTTGACGGTGTTTGTACGTCATTTGGCGGCGTTTCAGGCGCTTTTTGCTGCGGTACTGGTGAACGTTTGCGCTGGTTTTTGCTTAGTCGCAAGGCGCTTAGAGCGTATACACGGCAATCGAGGGCCTCATTTCGCGCCCGAGTTGTCACCCATTCTTGCCTTGGTCGGCCTTTACTGTACCTTGTGACCAGCTTTTCAGCCGTCAACTGCGCAAAATACTCGTCATCATAAGCCGCGTCTGCGGGAAAATGACAGTATCCCGGCCCCGGCTCGCTGATTGTGAGATAAGAATAAACCATGCTTTTGCCCTGATCGACGCCAATGGGCTCTGCACTGATCGCCTTTTTGCGGCGGCGAGCCAGTCGACGCGCGCGCTTCTGCGCGTCCTCAATTAAGGTGATGCCAAATCCAGAAACGCCCTTGATCGCGTGGCAATACTTGCGCTTTTCGCAAAACGCATAGACAAGGCTGGTATTGTATCCGCTGTCAATCGCCACCGAGTCAGGGTTTAGATCATCAAGTAAATCTGCGAGATCATCCCAAACAGCAGGCTGCGCTGTGTCGCCAGTTAAAATGATGTAATCGAGCGACCAGCTTTCCTCGGTTTTTGCGTCCCACCCTACGTGCTCTAGTTCCAACCGATCTTTTTGCACGTCGATGCCAATGGTGGTTTTGTCGAACTCCAGGTCGGTTGGATATTCTTCCCGGCGCACGATCAAACTTGCCGGATCGAGCTGCTCGCCTTGTTCTTGCCAACATTCTCCCAACACCGTATTTACAAACGTCTTTAATTGTTCCTGACTGCCTTTTTTAGCGGCGATGAAATCGGTAGCCGCATCGCTCCAACTGTACCAGCCAAGCGGCGAATATAAGCTGCTGAGGTGATAGCCTTTATATCTGCCGGTGGCAGTGGGTCGCCATTCGCCGCGCAAAAGCATGTTGGTCTTGTTGCTTTCAGCAATCTCAGATCCACACTCAGAGCAAATCAAGCACGCCGTCGTGGGGTCGTCATTTTGCCAGCTTATGCGGTCCCAACCTATTGTGATGAAGTCGTCGCAATGGGGACAGGGCAGATAAAACTGCCGCTGATCGCTTTGCTCGTAATACTCTTGAATTGTGCAAAGTCCGTCAATTGTCGGTGTGCTGCACATAAACACCTTGCGATTGCGCTTAAATGTCGCGGTGCGGCGAATTGCCAACTGCACTGGCGAGCCCTCGCCATCAACGTCGCTGGGATAGCTCGACGCTTCATCGAGAAACAGATAGCGCGCCGGCATCGAGCGCAGACCGACATTCGAATTTGAGCCGGTGAGGATCAAGGTGCCGCCGGCATAATCTTTTTGGAACAAGGTATTGCCAGAATCTCGGGCTCGAGGCGCTGCAATTTTGCTCGCAACCTCCGGGATTGAATCTAGCATCGGCCCGATTCGTTGTTTACTCGCACGCTTGGCGCTGTCGGCGGTCGGCATTACGTACAGCATCGAGCCGGGGGCGTGATGTATGACATAACCTAGCCAATTGTTGCCGGCTTCGGTCGCGCCAATCTGCGCGCCTTTCATAAAAACGACAATATCGTCGGTCGACTGAGCGCTTAAAGAATCCATGATCTCGCGCAAATAGGGCGTGCGATCGGTGCGCCATTTGCCGGCCTCGCTGCTGCTGGCTTGGTCCAAAACGCGGTGCCGATCAGCCCATTCGCTGACGGTCAAATCCGGTTCTGGGCGCAGGGCTGCACTATAAGTTTGGCTGTACACGGTCGGCCACCAGTTCCAAAGTATCTTTTACCTCCCGGCGCAGCTCGAATAATATCTCCTTCTCAGTGCGCCCAACTAAAATCGATGCGATGCGCTCCGGCAGCGCGAGAAATGCGTTTTTTACTTCACGCGCGGCGGCGTCGGCTTCCTTTTTGACGCTGGCAACTTCGACAAGTTCGTTTTCTTTTTCGCGTAGAACCAGTTCCGCGAGTTCAGCATTTGCCGCTTCGCGTTTTGCGCGCGCCGCATTATATTTCGCATAATCCTCGACCCCTTCGGCTTCGACAGCCGCTGTTTTGCGCCCTTGTTTCATTTAGTTATATAAACCTCATTTTTAATGCCTTTTGAATCTATTCACTATTAAAAAATCGCACTTCGAACTACCCGCACACGGGCTCGCGCCAGAAGGACCCGCACCAAATGCCCTACAAAGCACGATATATCTTGGCAATTGTAGACCTGCTGACGCCACAAACCCGCGCACAATGCTCTTGAGACCGGCGCTGACGCTTGTACTGTGCAACCTTTGCGATCAATTCCATCCGTGTTGCAAACTTGCCAGTCGACAGGGGTTTGTTGCCGTTTGATTGTGTCTGCTGCAAATTCATTAGCGTGCAGTCTTAATTGCTTTGCGTAGGTTTCGCGTCATGTTCCTTGGAAAGTTTTTTCTAGCCGTCTTCGTTATGACCTCATAAAACTGGAAACGCTTTCTATATTGCGGCTTTTTGCCCTCGACCATGAACGGCGTGGCATTGTTGCCGTTGCGCTGCATGATGATCGTCCTTTGCTTATTGGTATTGATCGCAAAGTATTTTTTCTTGCGGCGCTTGGTGTTTTGGCCGGCGTCTGTATTGCGTCCAATATCCGAAATAGCTTTGACGATCTGAGCGTTGTGAAGGTTGCCGTATCGATTGCGCGGCGCATCTCTGCCGGCATAAAGATAACGGCCAGAACCAACGAACAAGTGCTCGGCTTTCTTCTGTCGTCGAGTGCCGCCAAGAATGTGCGGCTTCATGATGTCTCGACGCGCTTGGCCTTTATCCCCAAAGTCTTCGAGATCCACCCGAGCCATCATCTGATCGATGTTTTTATTTTTGACAGCTTTTTGTACAGTAATCCCTTTGGGTATGTAGCCGACAATTGGTCGCTCGAAGGTTTCTCGCATGTGCTTTTTAGCGGCTCTCATCGCCTGAAAAGCTGTGTCGTTCAGCGCTTCCTGATAGGCAAAAGGCAATTGCTTGCGCTGTACTTTTTTAAGCTGCCTTTTAAATTCGTGGATGTTAGTTCCGACTTGAATTTGCATCGATCACCGTCTCCTCGCCTGTAATAGTGTTTAGCTTTCGCCCCCGTTTCATGCGATCCGACGTGCGCTCGCTGCGCGGATCTTGTCCAATCGCAAACGACAGCCACCAGTGCGCTTTCTCAAGGTTTTCGTCGGGGTCGCCTTTCTTTGTCCATCTCCAAATCATCTCAAAGGCTTGTATCACGCACGCGGTTTTGACGGCATCGTCGCCAAATTGCTGCACCATCGCATCGATGCACTCGATATCGCCGGCATAATGAGCTGGCGCGTGTACGTTTTCAGAACGGGATATCGTCATCTTTAAACTCCACCTCTTCCCAGTTGGTTATTCGTGTGCCGGTAAACTGCGCCTTTATGGCTATGATGTTCGCCGGGATCATCTGCACCAGCTCATCGAGGGTGAACGTGACGACGCCCTCATTCTCAGCCAGATCAACGTGCTCTTTCTCTTTGACAATATGAATCGGGGTATCACGAGGTCCAGCCTTAGCAGTCCAAATTGTCGGCGGGGTAGGGCTAAAGCCCAGCCTCTCAGCCTCGCGCTCGAGCGCATCAAATCCGGCGGTAATCGATTTGGCATGTACTCGCACCGATGGCAGGTGATTTGCCTTCACCGCTTTTTCATAACGCTCGACCTGCGCATCCCATTTGAAGCGCGTTTCTGGGCTGACCTTGAGGCGCAGATAATCCTTTCCCCATTTCCGATCGGTTGCTTCGCGCAACGCGTCAATTCCACTTGTGATGCTTTCTAGTTCAATATTTTTTTGCATTGTTTAATCCCAGTCATCAGTAGTCATCATTACCCCCACCCTATAGGGTGGTGGGTAAGGTGATGACTCGTGATTTGTTGACCGTGGAGGTGATGACTCGATGATGACTATTTCCTGTTTTTTCATTGATATCAATTACTTGCATGAGTCATCACTCTGATGACTCGGGTGATGACTCTGATGACTGAGTCATCATTAGGGGTGATGACTATATCCTCGAGTCATCACCCCCTAATGATGACTATATCTGTATAGATATACAGTTAAATTTCGTCATCTTCACCACCAAACGGCGCAACAATCTTGCGCATTTTGTCCGTCATATCTTCCATTTCGTAGATTAACCGCCGCGAGTCGTCCCATAGTTCGGTCACTTGCCCCCGCAGCTTGGTCAGCTCTTCGATCAGCTCATCGATGTCGCTTTCATGTAGTTCGATCGTCAGTTTTGCCATTACCACCAGTCCGAATAATGCTGTTTAAACCAAAGCACTGGATCTGGTTCCACCTCTTCGGCAAACGCCAAATCCTCGGCCATTTGCTCGGCCAGTGCCTCCATCAAGTCGCGCGCCTGCTCGAGCACCTCAAATTCTTTGTCGCTAAGGTCCAAAATGCCTCGGATGTGCGCCTCTTTGAGCGAGTTGCCTTGCTGCTCGATCTCATAGATCAATAAATCTTGGCGCAACCAGTGCTCGTTCATTCAAGCACCCAATGCTCGTCGTTGTGCTTGCCAACGACCTCCCGCTCAACCAATCGACTGACCGATCGCGCAAATGCCGTGTACCAACTTTTTTTGCCGGTATCCATCAGATTGCGCGCTTCCTCGCGCCAATCATCGAGACTGACCACCATGGCCATGCCTTTAACTCGATTGGACACCGGCGCTTTGCCGACTCTAAAGACGGCGCTGCGCAACGCTTTAAGCGTCAACCGTTCGTTGGTCGTCAATTGGAATTTTTGCTTTTCTTCGGCAATGATGGTCGCCAGCTCGAGGGCGATTGAGGTCTGCCCAAGCAATCCGTCGCCAACCTGTACTTGCACCATATCCAGCGAAATCGGCTCGGCGATCTCGATGTCTTTTTGCTTTTCAAAGGTCAGCTTGATTTGGTTGTCATCGACCCGCTTACAGCTCATCGAGGTATTAACCGCGCCAAGCAAACTCGAGCTGCCGCGCATACCACGCCCAACGTCCTTACCGCTGTGATGGATTCCCAGCACGCTGGCGTTATGATCCGACTGCAACTTACCGCACGCGCCGATAAATTTGCCCATATCCGTCGCGCTGTTTTCTTCTGCGCCGGCCAGCGCTCGAGCCACCGTATCAATCACGATAAGGTCAAATTCGCCCATTTCGGCGATGGTATTGCTCAATCGAAACATGCTCGCAGGGTCAATCATTTCAACGGTTTGCGGCAATATGTAAAAGTTATCTATCGGCTCGTAGCCGTTGTGCTGATGCCACGCCTTAACCCGTGCCGGGAGGCCAGAAACGCCCTCGCCAGCGATGTACAGAACCCGCCCTGGACTAGTAGTGTGATCGTTCCAATCGCG